GCAGCAAATAGGTATGAAGTTCAAGAACTATTCCGCTCTTGCTTCAGGTTATGCATACTCCCGCATAGAGGAGTGCAAACTGTATTACGATCGGCGCTTAGAGCGCCCGATCGTACCGGGCCCCCTCGAACCTTACGTTCGAGGGGTGCACAACTTGTACCTGAAGCAGGTACCAAGTTGTTTAACGCTTAAGAAAGCGGGTGGTCCCCTTTCCAAGCATGTGGAACCGTTCCTCATGGAGGACGGATTCCTTTTCCCCTCCGTGGACAACCACGGGGAAGGGGAACCCACCATCCTTGAGTCTTGGGCCCAAGATGATGGTGAGGCTGGCTCGTTATCTGATGATGACGAGACAGACGTACCCGGTGTCACCAAGAGTGACACTCGGGATATCTACGAGGATCCGTTTAAGATCCTCGCAGGCTATTGCTTCGCGTCGCAGTACTGCGACGAGAAGCCTACAATAAATGTCTGGCCCGGTGGTTGCCACCGGCTCCAGGGAAAGATCAGGCCCGACCTTGTCGGGTCTGATCGTAAGAACGCGACTTGGTTCACCCAAGTCGACGATCATGACGAAAAGATGCATCTGCTCTTTCGTCACACCCACTGGGGTCATAAGATCCAAGTGGCTCGCCATGCGGCGAAAGGCGAAGACCCTCTAAGGAACTTCGCCATTACTTTCTTTCGAAGAATCTCATTCTTCTTAAGAGGAAAACCTGACCCCCTTTGGACAAAGGAGGAGGTAAAAGCGTTCGCCGATTACTCGGTGCTACGCAACAAGACCTACAGAGCTCAAAGGCTCCTGGAGGTCCTCAAAACCGTTGACGGATTGTTCCTTCAACGGTTCCTCTCATTTCCCGAAGAATCTTGGGATTGGGAGAAATTTGACCTTTTCACCATTCAGGCGATTTCGGTCCTCCTCACCGACGAGTTTTTCGACGGTGAGGTCACGGGTGAGTCCTTAGATGGACAAACCACTCATTACGAGGATCTAAAAAGAGCTCGTAAGATGTTCAAACAAGTTATACACTTGGATGAACCGCGTGGAGGTATTTCCACGATGAATGACGCACCTAGATGGGTCAATTCTTTTCTCCGCCCTGTTTGGGACAGGGCGGTGAGATTTGACGGGTTCCCTAGGTTATACCTAGCGGGAACCCTATCCCAGACCAGAGGATCTGGGACCCCTCCTCCGCTCGTAGTACTACGAAGCAAGAGGAAATTTCTGATGTCTGTCTCGGAGGCACCACCAGAATTTACAAAAACGGAGTCTGCTCTTGTAGCAGCTGCGTTAGATGATGTGATCGGGGGTATCCCCGACCATATCTTTACAGGACTGGACACGAAAGCTCGCGTCACAGTCACAGGATCCGCCTGTTGGGAAGCCACCAGGAAGGAGGGCGGTACCGCCCAAGCCATACTAGACTTAATGTCTAAGTATGTCGACATGCCCATTCCCATACGGGATTTGGACACAGGAAAAGTCGAGAGGTTCGTCCAAAAGGACGACTTCGACAGTATCGGGACGGCGATATTCTTCGCCTGTCTCGACGAGGTCCTCCACACTGAGGTTGAGGACCTTCGAAAGGTATACCTCACCGTTGTGAGGGAACCAAGTAAAGCCCGTGTCGTTACAAAAGGACACGCGGCCTTGAAGATAGTGTTAGACACTATCTCCAAGATATGCTCTTATCCCTTAAAGAAGGGTTTCAAGAGCTCTGAATCCGGGATGGGTAGATCCCATCACGGATGGAACCTCTTCAAGGACTTTTCCTCTGAAGAGATGTATGACTTCCTGTTCTCCGAGGATCGGAGCAGGAGGGAAGAAGACACTTTCAACGATCACGTTGATCGTGTTACGCGCTGGCAAGACCTTTGGTTTTGCAGCACGGATTATCAAGAGGCCACAGACCGAATGATACACGCCTTCGCACGACTAGTCGCGCGAAAGTGGATGAAGAAGTGTGGTATACCACCACTTCTCCAAGGGATCGTGATGGGAGTTTGCTTCCAACCACGACGAGTCTACTTTTCGGCCTCAGGGCCGTTAGCAGACATAGGCCAGCCCGCGGACGATGGCCTAAGAGTAATCACCCTGTACAGGGGAGTGCTCATGGGAGATCCTCTTACAAAAGTGGTTCTCCATTTCTCGAATATCGTATCGAGAAGTCTCGGCGAGGGCATGGCCTCCGGCGAGATCTTTGCGCGATTCCTTAATGGATTCGAAGCAAACGAAGCCTTTAGTAGACATGTACTAAAGGCCCAGTCTACAGTCCCACATGGGGATTTGTAGAGTGTAAGTAAAGGCTCCTATTGGAGCGACATTACGTTAC